TTGGTTGGTCTGGAGTTAATGTCAAGTTTGTATAGCTAGTTGGCCCCGAACCCGTGAATCCAATAGGGCCTTGAGATCCAGTAAATCCCTGGGATCCAGTAAAGCCAGTTGTGCCTTGAGCACCTTGCGATCCTGTGAAACCTTGAGCACCTTGGGATCCGGTGAAACCTTGAGAACCAGTAAACCCGGTTGCGCCGCGAGAACCGGTGAAACCAATTACGCCTTGAATTCCCTGCGATCCAGTAAAGCCAATTGTGCCTTGACTGCCTTGAGAACCGGTGAAACCAATAGAACCTTGTGGTCCAGTATTGCCAGTTGCACCTTGTGGTCCAGTATTACCAGTTGCACCTTGTGGTCCAGTATTACCAGTTGCACCGGTTGCACCTTGACTGCCAGTAAAACCAGGATTGTTCGACCAAAATACTGCACTGCCATTTGATACAAGAGCTTGACCAGATGTTCCTGTTGCACCATTGGCAACAATAGAACCTACGCTTAGAGATGTCAGATTCGAACCAACTTCAAATGATGCAGTGCCATTTGATGAATAAATTTTTCTGTCTGTCAGATTGACTGCAAGTTCGCCAGCATCGATATAAGAAGTATTTGCTGCGTTAGTTGTATTTGGAGTACGACCAGAAATAGTAGTACGTTTGATTTGAATCTTATTATTCGCCATCTGGCTCTCCAAGGTAGATATATATCTTTGTGCACATTATTTAATGTACATTATTCTTTGTTTTATTTATAATGGGAACATGATGAAGATTGCTTTTATAGACACATTAGGTCTTACTTATGACGGATCCACTCTTGAAAAAAGAGGGCTTGGTGGATCAGAATCCGCTGTGATACGCATGGCTGAGGAACTTGCCAAGATCGGATTTGATGTTACCGTTTATAACGATTGTACATCAGACGATTCTGGCCCTGGTATTTACGATGGTGTGAAATATTCACCAGTCGAAAACGCACAAATTCACTGTTTAAAATATGATGTAGTCGTTGTTTCTCGATCGATCAAGCCAATTGCAGAAGATTGGGGGATTGTATTGGATGCAAAGCATGTTTGCCTTTGGATGCATGATACATTCTGTGAAGGTGATGATCAGATCGAGTACATGATTAATATCGGCAAGCTCCAAGAGATCTTTACGCTGTCAGACTGGCATACAGGTTATGTCACACATTGCGATCATGGTCACCGTCGTAATTTTGATGTTCTAAAGAATCATATTTTTATGACTCGTAATGGCATCGGCAATATGAAACCAGGTTGGATTGATATCCGAGATAAGGATCCAAACCTCTTTGTCTTCAACGCTTCTGTGACCAAGGGAATGATTCCTCTTGTCAAACAGATATGGCCAGAAGTCAAGCGTCGTATTCCAGATGCAAAGCTCAAGATCGTCGGTGGTTACTATAAGTTCCGCGAAGCAGCAGGTCCAGATCAGCAACAAAGAGACTGGGCCGATCTTATGATGCAATATGGACATAGTATTGAATTCACTGGCGTAATCACTCAGCAAGAGATCTCTGACATCTTGCGTCAAGCATCCTACATGATATATCCTGTAGGTTTTCCAGAGACGTTCGGCATCTCAACTCTTGAAGCTTTGGCTCATAATGTACCACTGATTACATGCCAGTTTGGAGCTCTCGAAGAGACGGCAATTGATCTGGCATCATGGAAGATTAAATATCCAGTTGAAAAGAACTGGGCAATGCAGTGGCTGAACGAGGAGTCACAAGTCAATCTGTTTGTTGATAAGGTTGTAGAAGCATATAATAATCCTTATCTACGCCAGCAAAAGATGTATGCATGTAATCAGGTAAAAGATATTTGTACTTGGGACACGGTTGCTCTTCAATGGAAACAACATCTGTATAAGAAACTTGGTGAATACTTGCCTGTTGATGAGTACCATAAGGTTACAAAAATCAACCACAAGGTTCGTAAGGTATTCAATCGCCGGTTCTTGAATGCAGAAGAGATTCGTGAACCACAACAAGGTCCATTCCATCCTATTGCTGTCATCACTCCGGTTTATAATGCCGAAAAGTACATTGCAAAATGTATTCAGTCCGTAGCTCAGCAAGACTATCCTAACTATATTATGCATATTATTGATGATTGCTCAACTGATAATACTATTCATGCTGCACAAGAAGCAATTGATAATCTTCCTGAAAATATCCGATATAATTTTGTACTACATCTAAATGATAAAAATCAAGGCGCGGTCCAGAATCAAGTCAACATGATTGAGAAAGAATGCGGTGATGATATTGTCATGCTTCTTGATGGTGATGATTGGCTTGTAAATGATCCAAACATTTTCCATAAGTATAATAATCTTTATAACGAAGGTGCAGAGTTTACTTACGGATCGTGTTGGTCTATGGCCGACAATATTCCATTGATTGCTCAGGAATATCCACCCGAAATTAAGGCAAACAAATTCTACCGTGCGTACAGGTTCAATTGGAATATGCCATACACGCACTTGCGCACATTTAAAGCGCATCTGATGCACAGTTTTATAAGCACAAAAGGTTATCATGCATTTAGAGACACGGCGGGTAACTGGCTGAAAGCCGGAGGCGATACTGCAATCTTCTATTCTATGATTGAGATGGCTGATCCCAAAGGTGTTGTCTGCGTGTCTGATATTGTATATCACTATAATGATACCAATCCTCTTAACGACTACAAAGTAAATGCAGAAGAACAGAATATGACTGCTGCAAAAGTATTGAATTCGCCATTTACTCCAGGACAGATAGATCTAAGACCGTTATGAAAACTATTCTAATTGCAATTCCGACTGCTCGTTATATTGAAGCAGATACATTCAAGTCGATCTATGACCTGGAAGTTCCAGCAGGATACAAAGTCACATATCAACACTTCTACGGATACCGAGTGGATCAGGTTCGTAACCTGATTGCCGACTGGGTAGTTCGTGGTTTTGATTATTTGTTCTCAGTCGATCATGACATTACGTTTCCACCAGATACGCTAAAGAAGCTTCTTGCTCATGATAAAGATCTGGTTTCTGGTGTGTATCGTCAAAGACTTGAGCCACAGATGCTTGAGATTTATGAACCATTTGGTAATAGAATGTCAACAGAAGATCTCTATGCAAAGAACTGGAATCTGGTTGGTATTGGCGCTTGTGGATTTGGCTGTGTACTTGTCAAGAAAGAAGTTCTGGTCGGTGTAGGTTATCCACAGTTTGAATATCATCCTGCTCTCGATCACAGCAATACGATCAGCGAAGACACTGATTTTTGTAAGAAAGCTATCACCAAAGGCTTTAGGTTGTGGTGTGATCCGTCAGTTCGTTGTGGCCATATTGGATCTACAACAATGCATGTAGAATTACCAAAAGTCAATCCAATAGAAGCAAGACTTAGAGAGTTGTCACTGTGTAATGACCAGCCAAGAGATCATGTTGAATATCTAAGCAACATGGGTATCCAACCCAAGATCATTTACGATATTGGCGCATGTGTAATGCATTGGACAAAGGAAGCCAAGAACGTCTGGCCAGAAGCTAAGATTGTTATGTTCGATGCAATGAATCATGCAGAGTTCCTCTATAAGGAATCTGGACACGATTATTACTGCGACGGCCCAATCGGTGACTTCACACGTTGGGTAAAGTACTACGAGAATCCAATGGATCCTGCTGGCAACTCGGTCTTCAAGGAAGACACACCACACTTCACAGAAGAACATGCGGTCGACAAGAAGATGAGATCGCTTGACGATATCGTAGAAGAAAAAGGCTGGCCGAAGCCAGACCTTGTCAAGATCGATGTACAGGGTGCAGAGTTATTGGTTCTTGTCGGCGCAGAGAAAACGCTCTCGGAATGCCAAGACATCATCATCGAGATGCAACACCAAGAATACAATCTTGGTGCACCACAGAAAGATGTGGTGACTATGTGGTTAGATGAGATTGGCTTCGAACTAGTGAGTCAGATCCATATTGGAAACGTGGATGGCGACTATCACTTTAGACGTCGGAAGGTTTAGCCTTCTTCTTTAACTTCTCGAGTTCGAGAAGAGATTGCTGATGTTCGACTTGAAGGCTGGCGTAACTCTTTTCGAGAACCGCCAGCCTTGTTTCTAATAGAACGTTCTTACTCACAAAATCATGCAGATTCAATGTCAGTCGATTGATGTATTCATTAACAAATTCAGCTTCCATTATTAAAACGTTCCTCCGTCAAGTGTATCATATACCAGCGAAGTACCGTTTGACATCAGTATGCGACCTGAAGTACCAATTGCTAGTTTAGAAAATGAAGTTGTATTAGCAGCCACAATAATATCACCGGCTGTGTAAGTATTTAAACCTGTACCGCCGGATGCTGCAGCAAGCGGCGATGAAAGTGTAAGAGAGTTGGCAGTTAGATTGACGGCAACAGTCGAGTTAGCTGTAACTGTAACAGCAGTCGAGTTTGAAACCAAAGCACCTGATTTCAGGAATGCTTGAAGTGTTGCTTGTGCATAAGTAGCATTTGCAGTATCAACTGTTGTTGATGGTTCAGCAGTTAGATCAGAATATAGCTTGTAGATACCGCCGTCTGATGCGTCACGGAACATACCAGTAAACTTAGTACCGGTTGCACCATACTGACCATAGAAACCAATATCGATTGCATCAGTAGAAACGTTACCATTTGCAAGCTCGATCATCGAGTCCTTAACAGTAAGATTTAATGTATCTACTGTTGTCAGAGTGCCGCTTACTGTAAGGTTGCCAGAAAGTGTAAGATCTGTAATTGATAGGGCACTGTTAACATGCACGCCAGTGGCGTTTACAGTCATTGTTGAACCAGCAAGAACACCTACTGCATCAGCAGCAACTGTAATACCGTTTGCTGTACCGACATGAACACCAGTGGCGTTCGATAGAAGACCAGATCCTGTTGAGACCCATACGCCAGTCGAGTTAGATACAAGACCGCCATTTGTTCCGGCAACAACTGCAATGGTAGGAGTTCCGCCTTCTGCTGAAGACGAACCAGAGATACCAGCGCCAGCTGTAATTGTGGCTACGTAGTTACCAGATGTGCCCGTGCCAAGTGCTACGTCACCAGACAGTTGCGAAGTAGCAATAGTCAGGTTTGAGGTATTGACATGAATACCGGCCGCATTAACAAAAAGAGTTGAACCAGTATCAACGAAAAAGGCAACCTGATTGTCTGTAACTGCAGTTGTAAGACCATTTGCAGTTAAAAACGATAAAGTTTGGCCAGTCGAAACAACATCGGTTCCGGAATCACCTGCAATCGTAAACGATGAGTTAGCTGGGTTTGCCCAGTGTGATGTTGTACCATTGGATGTAAGAATCTGTCCGGCAGTACCAGTACTACCATTTGCTGTAAGCGTTGTTACAATAGCATTGGCTGTAATGATTCTATCGATGCCAGAAGTTGCGTTGGCAACTAATGCTTGGTTCGCAGTGAGCGTACCTGGAACTTTAGTTCCAGCAATAGCAATAACGGCATCCTGGCTACCAATAAAAAGAGTGTTACTAAGACCAGACCAAGCTAGTTCACCGTTAGCCAATAATGTAGGGGTAGCAGTAGTATCTGACCTTTTAATCTGAATTAGATTAGTAGTCATATTTGTTTCCCTTAAAATGTTCCGCCATCAAGATTGCCCAAGTCTGCAAGTTCCAGTGGTCTTACTTCATATTTATCAATTGTGGAATTATAAACCAAAGTAGCACCGGTAGTGACGTTTACTTCTTGTACGTCACCAAAATCTTCGATACTACGAATTTCTTTAATTTGATTTTTTAATGTAACCGGTTTTGCAGCTGATAAAGATTCACCAGAGGTGTTTACTTTAACCGTCTTTT